ATGATGGCGGGGATAGCCATTGTAGGGGCAGGCTTCGGGTGGTTCGGGAACGACATCGTAAAAGTTAAAGACGCTCAACTTTTGATTATAAAAACTACAGCAGAACAGACTGACAAAAACACTACGGCAATGGCTGTCATGCAAAAAGAGATAATGAACAACGTGGCTGAAAACCAACGTGAAACTCGCGCACAGGTTGAAAGGATTGCAAGCCAGCTTGAGACCGTCAGCAAGATTCAGCAGGTAGTGCTTAACGAGATTAGTTATCTGAAACGATATGATGAACTTGACAGGAAGGGCAAGCGATGACAAAAGAGATAAAATTCTGGAAGACCGGGATGGTCGAGACTCAAAACCATAGGGAACTCCTGAATGAAAGAAGCCTTGACAGAGAAGGATTTTATAACCGCTGCGTCACTCCTCAATTGTGAGGTCGCAGCGGTTAAAGCGGTGGACGAAGTGGAGTCGAGCGGGAAAGGATTCTGCCCGGATGATTTCCCCATCATCCGCTTTGAAGGTCATGTCTTTTACCGTTACACCAGTGGAGCCTACTCCATAGGCTATCCAAATATCTGCCATGAAAAATGGGATCCAAAGTTAAACGGGAAAACCTGGGGGGAGGAGCGGGTCCGATTCAATACCGCGGTTTCCCTTAATAAGAACGCGGCCTTTATGTCCACCTCCTGGGGACGATTCCAAGTCATGGGGTTCAATTTTAGTTTGGTCGGATGCACCACGATCCAACAATTTGTAAACGCAATGTGCCGGAGTGAGGCGGAGCAGCTCAATCTGGCCTGCCAGTACATTCTCCACACTCGACTTGATAGAGCCCTTCGGGAAGGCCGATTTGAAGACTTTGCCGATGGATACAATGGCCCCGGTTGGCGTCGTAATGACTACGCGGGGAAACTTAAACGCGCTTATAAGCGCAATGGAGGGATCCTATGAAAAAGCATTGGTTAAAGTTTGCTCTGGTTTTCATCTCTGCATTTTGTCTGGTTGCGGCGACCTGCCAAAAGCCCACCACCGCACCACCGCTCGCTGTTTGCCAGGAGGTCGCCGGACCCTCACTGCTCGAGCAATACATTCCCGATTTGCGTACCGCCAATATGCTTTTCAAGTTGGCGGTCCTGGAAGTCGGCCGGCTGGATAGTGTAAGGCAGAAGGACATCGCAAAGATCCTGGATGAAGCGGATGCTCTCGTCACCGCTGGAACCACCTACGACGGCATGGTCATGTATTTGATCCCCAAGTTTAAATGGATCAGGGACAATTGTGGTGCTGAGGTCATTATTATCAGCTCATCGTTCATGTCCCTGGAGGGTATCAAAACTCCGATTGAACCAAAGGACGTTTGCTACATCAAGGCTCACATTGCCGATCAGCGGAAGAATGTCCTACCATGGATAAAAAAGCAGATCTAATCGTGGGCTTCCCGGATCCTGGTCGTCCCCGATAAGGACGCAGTCTTCAAAGCAGTCGGAGGTGCGTAGATCGGGGTCCGGGAAATTAAAAGGAGGGCAGAGTAAAATGACTATTTCTCCAGAAACTTCTACTTTAATAAACCAGGCGATCGCTGGACTATTCACCGTGGTGATTGTCCCCCTCATCCCTCTGGTATACCGTATCATCAAAGCGTACGGTGAGGCAAAGATTGCTCGCATAGAGGACCAGGGGGTAAAGGCGGCAGCCGAGTTTGCTTTCCAGCGATTGGATCACATCGTCAACAACACGGTAGCCGCTATTGCTCAGGTGAATCAGAAAAACACCGGGCTGACAAAAGAGGAAGGAAAGTCCAGGAGGGACAAAGCGTTTCAATATATCAAGGCTCACTTGACGGATGAGGATACCGCGGTACTAAAAACTGCTGTCAAGGATTTTGACCGATACTTAATCACTAAAATTGAGGCCACCCGATTCTTTCAAAAGAATGCCGAGTGTGCTAAATAGAAGCGTAGCAGCAAACACTATCCACCGCTATCTCACCATTGGAACCACTTCTGAAGCAGATCTCGCATAAGAAGTGGTTCCCTTTTTTTACCGGCCGGACTCCACAGCAAGTACATATCCGCTGACCCCTGAGATCCAGATGCTTCGGTCGCCGCTGATCCCGCCGGAGTCCCATTTTGATCTGACAAATGAGGGCGTCGGAGCAATCCAACTTCCTCGCCACTTCGCAAATGGAAACCCCAGAGTCGAGCATCTCCTGGACTATGGAGTTTTTAACATCGTACCTTGGTCCCTTGCCACCACGATTGAAAGGTCTCGGCTCGTCATTTTCCACAGGCAACCCCTCCGCATTTAGCCCCCCTTTCCCTTTTGGGCAATCACTGGACTATGCTACACTCGCCGGAAGTTGTGGATTGGTAGAAGTTAATTTGTCAATCAGTTTTAAAAACTCGGGGTGGACATCCTTCACCGACTGCTCCCCTCTGATCAGATTCTTGAGGGTGGCCCCACCCCGCTCGATGTCCTTCTTCGTCTTGATTCCCCCGACTTTGGACTTAGCCAAGGACTCGAGCATGTGGGTGCGGTTCCACCAGTAGGAGTGAGCCCAGCAGAGTTGCGACCGCTCCGGCTCCTCCTTATTCTCTTTGATCCGCTTCCGTAGGACTTTGTTCATGGTCGCCGACTCCACCACATATCGATCATCGAAGGCCGGGGGTTTCTCCAGTAGGGTATGCTCCAGGATCCTTTTCTTCTGGACCAGGAAGATAGCATCGATATACTGGACGAACTCCTCTGGGGGGATTGTCTCAAAGTCCGGCTGGTGGGAGTCGACCATTTCCTTTATCTTTTTCAGGTCTTCGAATTCCATGGTCACCGATCCTGTCACGGTTTCGTCAGCACTTTTGTTGTCAGAACTCATGCTCCGGCTCTCCTTTTTATTTTAATCGATTTAGGTTCTTTTATCAATTCAACCAAACTCTCCACTCCGTTATGCTCGATAAGGTAGGCGGTGTCGGCCAGCGCGGCCAGCACCTCGGTCTCGTGAGTGACGATGATCAGTTGGCACTGGAGGCTCCTGGAGATCTCATTTAGCATTCTAGCCGCTTGCTGGAGTCGGATCCCGGATCCGAGAAACTTCATGGGCTCATCCAGGACAAAGGTGTTCCGACTCCGGGGGGACTGGAGTGACCAGAGGATGACCCGCATCACGAAGGACAGAAGGTCCATCATGGAGCCCCCCATCTCGTCCTTCGGTTGGAACTCCTCCCCATTCTCAAGGATCAGGATCTCGGTCTCCATCCTCCCCCGCCGCTTCTCACTGAGTAGCTTGACCGAGTAGGGGCGATCAAATACCGACCGGACCGCTACCGTCGCCAGGGACTCTACCTGCTCCCGGAAGTACCTCTGGGTCTGCTCCGCGAGTTCAATGAAGAATCCCTGAGCCCGAACAAAGTCCTGGGTCTGCTCCTCCATCCGGGTGAGTTCCTTCCCGGTGTGATCGGCTTCTTCCAGATATCCCTTCCGGCGCTCGGAGATCCGAAGATACTTGTCTTTTAGTTCTGGTAGATTCATGTTTTCCTGCTAAAAAATAAAAAGGAAACCACCACTATCACAACGTAGAGGAGAAAGTCGGTCTGACTCATATTGTCGATGTACTCGAATATGGTGCTCATTCAAACCTCCCCAGCATCTTCGATGCCCGATCCAGGAGCACCACCGCTTCCTGATCCAGTTTCTCGGCCTCCGCTCGTAACTCCTCCGCCTTCTCCCGAGCCTGCTCGACCGAGGTGATCTTCAGGTGCCGGAGATCCTTCAGCAAGCGGTCTCGGTTGGACTTTGCCACGGCCATCTTCTCCTTGGCCTTGTCCAACAACTGACGGAGTTTGGTTAACTCCTCCACCTTATTTTCCTGTGGCATCGACTACCTCCAGAATTAGTTCTTTGGTTGTTTTGGGCAGATCCATCTTCGCCATGATTCGCTTGAAGTTTGCGTTGACATCCACTCCGGGGGACTCCTCCTCCATGGTCTTTCGGACCCGGGCGATAAAGTCCACCATCATGCCCTCGGTCTCCTTTGCCATCTCCAGGTGCTTCCGCTCCATCACCTGCTCGGCTGGAGCGTGGGGGATGATCTCTTTTCTAAGCTCACCACTATCGGTATCGTAAAGATAGAAGCAAGGTTGGTGGGAAAAATTATACTCGGTCGCTTCCCGCCGAACCATCGGACCGGTGTTCAGGATGATATTGTGCTTGGTTTGGAAACAGAAATGCCGGTGGATGTCTCCGCACAATATCAGGTCATACTCACGGTGTTTATCGGCGAACTTCTTGGCATCAACGAACTCTGGCATCCCGGGAATCGGTATGTCTGCGATGGGTGCATGGATAATAAGGATCCTGGGTCCGGTTTTGGGGGTGGGAAGGGGTGGATTCTTCCCGAATTCAACCCCTACCAGCGCGATTTTGGGGTGTTTATCCCCCAGACCCTCCACTGATACCACCGTGGAACGATCGAGCAGCCTGACTAGCCCTACCTTTGCCAGCACAAGCACCACTGAGGGGGAGGTTTCCGAGCGCATGTAGGTATCGTGCTGTCCCCGGACCATATAGAAGGGGACTTTCCAAATAGAGAGAAAAGCCGCCAATCGGTGACACATCTTCCAGTTCCGGGCTTGATGGCAAAGATCCCCCGCCTGGACAATGACCGCATCCTCCTGGAGTGCCCTTTGGAATACGTAGGTCAATTTGTCCCACTGGGTCTTCTCAAAGTCGTCGATCCGGGACATCGGAGTTTCGGTTGACAGATGGATATCGGATAGGAGTAGCAGTTTCATTTTACAATCACCGTCCCGGCTGGGAGGTTGAAGTCCCTGGAATACTCCAGTCCAAAAACTGACCTTATATTTCCAAGATAATCGGTTGATATATACCGCGCAAGATCCTTCTTGATCTGGACATCTACATCATAGGAAACGGCAAGAGTTGTCGGATATCCTCCGGCTTTCTCCACCTCATACACTAAGGTGCTTATTCTGGTCAGAAGTTGATTCATAAATGCCCCAGTATCTGCTCGGTTGCCTTATCATCCAAGAGGGTAAAGCAAAGGGGGCAGACCCCGGCCTCCGATATCGTATCACAATAGTCCTTGCGGATGCCGCTCATGGATGCGGTGGAGGCCACCATTTCCCCCTCTGCTTTGATAAAGTCGGTCAGCAATTGAATGTCCTTTTTAGCCAGGGAGGTCTTCGATTTCTTTTCCCCTGCCTTATCTAAAAAGGATTCTATCATACCAACCGATTTTTCCAGGATCCCGATCTCCTCCGATAGATCGCAAAAGAGATCCAGGGTTTCCACCAACTCCTCCACCTGGAGTTCTTGAGCGATGACCGATTGAACTTTGTCAAGGATGGGGCCAGCTAACAAGTGACCTTCGAGTCCAGCGATTTCCGATTCCGCTGCTCCCAGGTCGTTGGCGGCAATCCGTAGGGAGTTCCACAACTCTTTTGTCTTATCAGCTTTCCGTCCGACAAGGTCACAATCCTGGAGGATCGGCCCGACCTCTTCAATCCCGGATAGTCCTTCGATCTTCCCGGCGAGTTCCTCCGACTTCCGCTTCATTTGATGGATCGCTCCGGAGTGGGCATTCTTTCTCCGGTTTAATTCTGCGACCCATTTGTCCACCAAATCGATCTTGGTGGTGCGGTTGATCTCCCTTGCAATATCGGCCGGGTTATCCCCGACAAGGAAGGGGGAGTCCAGTTGCGACTGGATGTTTAAGTCCTGGAGATTCAGGACCTCCCCGACCATATCCGGCACCGAGACTCCCACCTTTGTAAACTGATGGTTGGTCCCGTCCTCCTTGGTCACCGAGTAGACAGAGCCGGTTTCATTTTTTAAAAAGTCAACCTCACCAGAGTCGGTCTCGATGATGATCTCGGTATTCCCGTCCTTGGCAAAGTGGGAGTGGAAGCGGAAGCCGGATGGTCGGTTTGTCCTGACCAGATTCAGAGCCCGGAGGATAGCGGTTTTGCCATTCTGGGGATCCCCGACCAAGACGTTGACTCCTGGACTAAACCTGATCAGGGAGTCCCGGTGGCTCTGGAAGTTTTTAACGCGGAGTGACTTGAGCATTTTTGTTCCCTACTTCTTCAACTCGTCAAGCTGCTTTTGTAGAGCGTCGATCTTGGCCTTGCGCTCGGCCTCCGCTTTTGCCTTGGCCTCCGCTTCCGCCTTCACTTTTGGATCCTCCTGGTGCTTGGCGCTCACCGCTTTCAAATGCTCGTTGGAAACGAAGACAGCAAACTTGACATCACTCCGGTCGGCCGAGCCCCCTTTCATTGCGTTGTAGCCAGCAGCTCCAGAGCCCCCCGGCCCGATGGCCCTGGATCCGGCTCCCCCGATAATGGAGGTAATGAACCCACCAAGTTCAAATGCGTAGCCGGAGGTGTCACCCCATTCGGTAGCGCTCTCCTTTACTTTTACCACATCGGTCGCCCCGTTCTCCATCGACCGCTCGCCCACCGCGTATACCACATTCTCCATCGCGGCATCGTTGATAGCCGCTACCCCAGTCAGGAATCCCATGAATCGATACTGGGACAAATCCAGATTGTCCTTGTTCTTGTGGAAGGTGACCGAGGTGGTCTTTTCAAACTGGGATCTGGCGAGTCCGTCGATGATTTTGACATCACCGTTCCCACCTTTGCCCCGCTTACACTCTTCGTACTCCAGGACTCTTAGGTAGTCAAGGATTTCATCCACCTTCATAACTCGGGAATCGGTGGTAAGGGAGTGGGCGCCTTCCTTAAACTGGAGGGCGGAGGTAACCGAGGTTCCGATTACAATCGCCATCTCCCGCAGGTCTTCATACTTGGAGTTGATCGAGACATTCCCACCGGTAGCGGTCGCCGCTCCACCATATCCATTTCCACCATATCCATTCCCGCCTTGACCACCATAACCAATTCCACCGGCTCCACCCTGACCACCCGCTCCGCCTTGGCCTCCTTGACCCCCAGCGCCACCGTAGGCGGTATTTCCACCACACCTTACCGGATCGTTGCAGGCCTGCGCATCCCGCCAGTGAGGTCCACAACTGAGAAACATAACCGCGATCATCATAAGGATAAAACGTTTCATTTTACAACCCTCCTTGAATATCCCCCTGGTTAATAAATCCCCCGATTACTCCTACTCCCCCATCAAAGTCTGGTTTTCCTTGTCGGTGATGGAGACCACCGCCATGATGGCCTTGTAGAGATGGTCAAGGCGAGTGTCTACCAGGATTAGCAGAGCGGCGAACAACTCGGCCCCACAAAAGGGACACTTCGACTTGATCGGTTTGTCGATCCCCTGCTGCTGGAATGGGCCGATGTCCATTTCCATCACTTTCTTGCAGGCCATACACTTCACCTTTGGCACATTGGGGGCTCTCCCCATTACTTCGATAGCCATAACGATCTCCTTTTCAGTTTTCCCGGAGGGATTACCTGCTCCGGTTTGAACCAGTTAAGAAAGTCTCGCAACCCGACAATCGACCAATTCTCTTCGACTGACCCTACCTGGATATTCGGATACGGAAAACTCATGGACATTCCATCCTGGAGCTCCGCTAACCAAGAGTGCCGGACCATCAGCATTGGTTTTGAGAGATCCCGCTGGAAGATAAGCCAGACCTCTTTTCTTCCCGCTGAGTGGGCTTCCAACCAGGCTTTGTCCAGCCATTGTTGTAGCAGGCAGGACTTCCGTCCTTCCAGGGCATCTATCATTTTCAGGACATCTATCCGATCCCCTCCCCGAGTATATCCTTTTTTCATCTCAATCAAGAAGTGTCTGATAAAGGGTTCCCCGGAGGAGTGGAGGGAGCACATGTCCCCGGTGGAGTTGGCGGTGTCACAATCCCTTCCCTTTCGTCGAACGGTTGCTCTGGCCCCGGAGCCCGCTGTCCGCCAGAAGATGTCGTCCCGGACTCCCTTCGACCACCACAGGCTCAACTCCTTGCAGATCTCCCGCTCGAAGGAGGAACCCTTGGCATGACCGTATCCGTCCCGGGTCTTTTTGGCCTTGGTTTTCTTGGCCTCACGTCCGTTCTTTTTAGTCATTTTGACCCTCGCAACTCGCAAAATATGGAGTAAAGTTCCGTGTGGAAAGCGTTTAGCACTCCCGGCAGGGCTTGGTCGACATTTTCGCTTATATCTACGACAATATCTTTTTTGAAAGACCGGTCGACATTTCCAGAGGTCTCCAATTCGGTTCTTGCCTCAACGTGTAGATAAAATCGGCTAGCCATTTACAAAGTCCTTCCACTTTTTAAGTTGCTCCTCCCGTAGAAAGGAGCGGAATCCATGATAGTCGAAGATGTCAACTATCCGATCCTCCCCGAAAGAGTCGGGGACTACCGGCTGGAATTTTATCGGATGACTATCCCATCCAAATGGCAGGGATACCAAACGCCAGTTCCGCTTAAACTCCTCCTTGTATTTTTCTCCGTTCAGATCATCAAACCGCTTTCCCTTCAACTCCCCCTTCACCCAGGCCAGAGCGCTCTTCTCCCCGATACCGGGGATCCCCGGAATGTTGTCCCCGTCATCACCCATCGCCGCCTTGGTAAGGATCCAGTGTACCGGTTTGATCCCGTAGGTCTTTCGGAACACCTTTCCATCTATTTTTTTCTTGGTTATCGGATTGTACATGAACTCACATCCGGGGGCATCCAGGAGTTGGTACAAATCCTTATCAGTACTGACTATGATTTTGTGGTCAGGGATATTTCCATTAAACACTGCCGCCGCTATCAGATCGTCCGCCTCGTATCCGGTCTGGTGGAATATGTTTCTAAATCCAAACTGTGGCAGGATCTCGCACCGCAAGGCTTCCATTTGTTGGTAGATGACGATCCGATCCTCCGGGGACATCCCACCAGTTTTTCTATTCGCTTTGTACTCCGAGTAGATAGCCGAGCGGAACCGCTTTCTCGAGTCCCAGCAGAAGACAAAGCGATTCGACCCAAACTCCTCCCACAGCTTGAGTAGTCGGGTAAACAGACCAAAGATAACCCCGGTCTTCCGATCATGGAAGGACAGCTCCCCCATCGAGTGGAGAGCGATGTGACAAAGGTTATTGGCATCGAGCAGGACCAGCTTCATTTATATGTAATTCCTGCTTTCTTTAAGGACTCTAACACTAAGTAAACTCGCCTCAATTTCTTCCCGTGGAAAAGGTCTGGAACCTTCCAATTCCTCCCATTCTACCGCCGTCGCTATTTGTTGGATATACATTCTCCATAGGATTTCTAAGGCAACCTCTGTTGAAAGCCCCGTGTGGGTATGGATAAGTTGGACCGCTTTATCCATAATGGAAACGAAGTTATTTAGATAGGTCTCCCTCAGTTCAACCAAAGTTTTTTTCGGAAATGAAATCGGATTTCGGGACTTCTTCCACCGAACTTTTTCCTTTGCCATTATACCCCTCCTTGGTATATACCGATTATTCCCGGAGCTTTCTTTTCCGCTCGACGCGGAGTTCCCTTTGAATTGATTCCCATGTGTCTATAACCGTTTCCCGGAGGGCGGACTCCAGATTATTTTCTTCCACATGACTTATCGCATCCTCCACGAATGCGAACTCTTTGTCCCCGGCGACATATTTGGTGGCTCCGGTGTTCTCTTTCATCCAGGTCAGGTTTCCCCGGACATCATCGATCCCCACGCCGAAGACAATGAAGACCGGAGCCTTCCGGTAGGGTACGTCGATGGATGATTTCTTGACCTCACAAATGGATCTGATCCCGATGACCGAGTCGTGCTTTACTTTGTTTATGGTTTTGGATTTAAAGATCTTATCCTTTCCAAACATCGGGGTTATCCGGATCCGCAGGGAGGAGTAATAGGGGATCCCCTTTCCCCCTGGAGTATGGGGGTGACCATCAGTCCCCTCCCGCTCCTGGTTGGTGCAAACGATCAACCAATTCTTGTTCGCAATCAACCGGCAGGTCTTCCGGAGTCCTTCGGAGAAGTCCTTCGCCCGCTTCATCCCCATCTTGTCCTGGTCTTCCATTTCCATCTCGGTGGAGAGAGCGGCGAGTGAGTCTTCCCCGGACAGATTTATTGCTCCCTTCCTCTTCGGGGCAGGCTCCCAGTCCCAGAGCCCTTGGAACATCTGCCTTACGGTGTCAGGGCGGTTGTAGTTTTTGGCCTGGAGTTTCATCCCGTAGATCTCCGAGTACTCCCGGTCGAGTCGGGCCTCCGGATCATCGAATCGGATATCCCCCCCGCGGGCCTGAGCGTAAGCGGCCATCTCGGCAAGCACCGCTGTCTTCCCGGAGCCGCTGGGACCGAATACCTCCACAATGATTCCACCCGGAACTCCCCCTCCCCTTCTCCTGGTCCCCGTGATGGCAAGGTCGAGTAGGGTGGAGCCGGTGGAGATTACTTTGGTAGAGTTTGTGACCTCTGGGGGCTGGACGCAAAAGTCCTGCTCGATATTGGACAACCCCGCTACTATTTTGGATGATTCGGAAACTGCTCTCTTCTTTAGCATCGTGTGGAATCCTTCTTAAATAAACCGGCTGGAGAGTATCCCCCCAGCCGGTCTAAGTGATAGACAAAGGAAGGGGGGACTACTTCCGAGCGCCGAAGGATCTCCCACTCTTACCGGGAGCGACGGTTGCCTTACCCTTGTCTTTCGATGCCTGCTGTTGCTTGAGCATCTTCTCATTCTCGGCCATGCAGTCATCCCATACCGTGCAGGCCTCGCAATGCTGGAGATCGTTCAGATCCTTTCCAAAGGTACCCCCACCGGGGCAAGCTACCGCTCCACCGGCTTTCTTCCCCGCTACTGCCGGGGCTTTGGTGGGAGTGGCTGGAGTAGCCGGAGCCTCGGTGGCACCTTCCAGGGCGACCACGATCTGCTCCCGGATCCACTCGTCGGAATACTTCCCGTCCGGCTGCTCCTTGTAGACCTTGATGTCCAGTCCCTGCTCGGCGATGAAAGCCTTCAGGGCCGCTCGGTCCATCTCCACCAGAGCCGCCGCGAAGTCATCCTGATTCTCCCCCTCCGGCGGGGCTTCCTCTTCCGCCTCAACCGGTGGGGGGGATTCCTCTTCCTCCTCCGCTGGCGGAGTGGCCACTTGTTGGGTCGGGCGGACTCTGCCCGCCGGCCTTGCCGGAGCAGGCGGTTCGGATGATGTCACGGTCTTCGGAAGCGCCTCACTCTCGGATGTCTCCCCCCAGTAGGCCTGGTAGACCTCTTCGTAGGTCGGGATATGGATTAGTTGATCCAGTTGGTGGGCCGTCTCCAGCAGCTCCGGGGATATGACGTAGTTCCGGTTCTCGAAAGCGTGGGCGATGTACCGGGTATTCTCTTTCATACCCTGGCGAGTAAACCGGATCGACTTCCCCTCTTCCGGATCGGCAAAGGGAATGAATCCGGTCGGACGCTGCCCACCACGTGAGGAGCCCTGAGCGAGTTTCAGCAGATACATCTCGAACAGGTAGTGACTCGTGTCGAAGATCTGGATTCCCTTCGACTCGTCCTTCTCCGAGTCGTAGCAGACCACATTGTAGATGGAGCGGGGATACCGCCGGGGCTGGAGGGATTTGACCAGGTCTTCATCGGCCCCTTCTTTCTGCAGGGAGCGCCGGTGCTCGCAGATCGGGCAGGGCTTCTTGTAGGTCTTCTCCATGCAAATCATGGTCTGGTTCTCGATCCCCCCGACGTCCGGGTGGATATAGATCTCCAGGACGTAAGTGGGGTTTCCCTCCTTCACGTTCGGATCATCAGGTCCGGCCATGTAGGGGATGATGTCAAGGATGTGATCCCCTTCCTTCGGAGCCCAGAACCCGACCCCCTCCAGTCCCTCCTTGAAGTAGGAGCGGATCCCGGAGGAGACTGCCTGCCCTTGCTTCATCCGCTGGAGGAGAGCGGCCTTGCGGGCTTCCTTCAATTTGTCAACCTTTGTCGCTGCTGCCATTTTTTTTCTCCTTCTGTTTGTGTTTGTTGATGTCATCCCTGCTTTTTAGAATCGCGAAGCTGATCAGTCGGGCCAGGAGATACACCCCGAACATCCCCAGGAAACCAACCAGGACCCAAACGATCAGGGAATCAAAAAAGGTTCCCATCTTACTACATCCGTTTCTTCAGGGCAACTTTTATCTTTTGTTGAGTGTCTTTGTTCTGGGCCTCCTTCGCCTCTTTTAGTATGGGGTTGATGGGGGTTTCCGAAAAGTAGCCCCCCAGGTAGAGCTTGGCTGCGGTACGGATGGACTCCTGCCGCTGCTGCATCGCATCGCGAGCCGCCTCCATGATAAGATCCTCCCGGGTGGCCTCGGCGATCTCCTGGTTCAGTTCTTCCAAAGCGGCAAGGTAGGCTTCCTGGGCCTCTTTGAAATCGGCCAAGGTGGTGACGGTCGCGGTGATCTTGGCATCCGATATCCGCTCCGTCGAGTAATCAGCCCAATTGTCCCGCACCGTGACCTCCAAGCCCGACCGCCGGTCATCGAACTCCTGTTTGATCCTGATCTTGTCCACCCGGATCTTCTCCCGTATCCTGACTTTCTTGGAATGGGCCTCGGCATACTTTATGGCCCAGTTGTGGTAGAGGGTGGGCTGGGCAGCGGCATCGGTCGCCAGATCCAACAGGTCAACCTTCAAATCGTCTTCGATTGTCATGGCCTTTTCTCCTTTGCTTATGTCTTATTATAACCGGTAATCGTGGAAATCAAGAGTTTGGTCAACTGTTTATCAGCTCAAAGCACTTGGCGGTTAGTTGAGCCCGATTGTAAAACTGTCCTCCTTCAATGGCGGCGATAATTTCCCAGGCCCGCAGATGCTTCGCTCCCGGCTTCCCCTTGGCAATCCCGAGAAGGAGTTTGTCCATATAGGACAGGATACCGGCCCGGGTTTGCTCCGGCTCATTCTCAAGGTCCAGGATGATCTTGGCGACATCGACCCAAGCCCTTTTCTCAAGCAAGGCCTGGCAAAGTTGGAGGGTAGTG